CGCATGTGCAGCAGTTTCGACAGGTGCACCGCTGGAAACGTTACAAGCGTGTTTGGACGAAATTCTCCCGAATGTGGGAGTTTATACTAAAGAATGGGACAACTATAACGTAGAAAATTCAGATTTAAAAATGTCGACGAGCGGACATGTCACTGTCGTTAACAAGGATACATTACTAAAACCCGGAAAATTTTATAGACCGTTATTACGCACGGGATATAATCCGAAATTGCCACAAACGCAGCGGGCGGGGATGATAGCGTTGGCGAAGCGTAATCTGTTGTCGATCGACCAGACCGGAGTGCGCGCGTGGGAGACCGCAGCAGAAAAGACCGTCGATAGACTTATCGACAATTTCATGATTCCAGGTGCTGTAGAAATAATTGCGCGCGATCGTCACGTTGTAGCGCATACGCGTGGTTTGTTAGCGAGGTGGATCGGTCGCCAACCCACAGCCACAATCGATGCGTTATTGCGTGACGGAATAGACCCTAACGAAATAGATATGACAGAAATGAGTTACTTCCTAAAAGGCGAAACAAAACCGATAACCACGGATGAAAATTTAGTTAAGATGCCGACTGGGCAAACGGTGATGTTCAGTAAGAAAACAATAAATATATTTGTCGGGTGTTTAATTGATGAGTGTACGGATTACTTTATTTCATTACTTAAACCGTCGTGGATGTGGAACAAAGGAAAAAACTTAAATGCTTTGGAGGAGTTCTTCACAAAAAATTTGAAAGATAAGAAAAATCTTGTTGCCATTGAAGATGATGTTTCAGCGTATGATAAATCTCAACGCGACGCAGTATTCTTCTACTACAAGGCAATAATGGAAAAAATGGGTTGGTCAGGAGCGGTGTTTGAACGGTTCTTGCACGGTCAGATATACACGAGGACTATGGCGCCCGGTCTTGGCATTACCGTCGAGCGACGTCACCAATTACACTCGGGCTGGAGTCACACGTCCAATCGCAATACGTTGCTGCGGCTAGGGACCCTAGCCGATATTCTGATGAATGTACCGTTATCAGCAATACAATGTGGTTGTGTACTTGGTGATGATGCTTTGGTGTATATAGCGGACGGGCCGTGGGTCAATCAAACATTGGACGCGTGGTCGGGAATTATGGCGCTGAGTTGGAATCTTACTGCGAAAGTCGAGCGCTTTGGTCTTGGATACTTCTGTGGTTATTTCGTGGTTCCGAATGGAGATACAATTAAACTAGTTGCTGATCCAATTAGGCGCGTTGTGAAGTTGGGTCGTTTCGATCTAGCTGAGGAGGCGTTGATCCATGAGTATTGGATATCGTTTGTCGACAATATGCGAAATTATGATGATGAGTTGGCGAAGGAGGGCGCCGCACGCGGGGTAGCAGAGCGGTATAAATATAAGGAAAATATCTGCGTATCGCCGTTGATGGATGCGTTAACTGCCCTGACACAGTCATACCCACAATTTCGCAGATTGTGGGAAAAAGAATTGACTACGACGGAGTATTGAACGAATCGGGTGGCGACCCGCAGTTGTATCTGACTTACAAACCATCGAGATCATGGTCGAAAAGATCGCTCTCTCGCCTGAATCGGCAATCAATTATAAGTACAACAATATGCATAAACCAAATAGCTGCACCCGCGCTCTGCTTAACTGCCAACAATGTCGCGAAATAGTTTTTACCGGCCGATGCTTTAAACAACCGGAACAAAAAACCAAACAATCAGGAAAAGAAAAGGGGAAGATTCAACCGAAGCGGAAACCAGTTCAACCTGTAATGGTTAAACAAGCGACTGAGGGAAAATTCTCTCAACCCCAAACGTGCTCTCAACAGCAGAGTATCACCAAAGACCTCATTGTAGGCATATCACGGAAGGCGTGCGTTGACGAGAAGCGGTTCGTTCGTGTCGCTGAATCGCACGGGATTAAGGTCACGAGACCAGTGAAGAGGTTGAGTGTGCGATCCGAAGATTGTGCTTCGGAAAAATTTCAGAAAAATTTTGAGACGATGGATCGCCCTGGTGACGTCACAGTCGTGGCGCTAACGTTCGAGGAGGACGATTGCGCGTCACGCAAAGGAAATTCCGTGGTGGGGAAAAAACCCGACGATTATCGGAGGAATATTCGTCGTTATGTACATGACATGTCAACATGTACACGCCCGATATTCGGGTGTTACAAGTGTCGTGATATTGTGGTAGGGTCATGGGGAGAGGATGGGTCATCTTGTGCCACTATCAACGCAGTAGACGCTGGCACTGTTGTAAAAATTTTC